TTTTCTCGGCCTTCTCAGTCCCTTCCTCGGCTTTAGGCGCCACTTTCTCTTCGAGCACTTCGGGAAGTTCTTTCTTCTTCTCTTCAACCTTTTCTTTGACGGTTACTTCAATCTTAGGTGAAACTGTTTCGTCGATTTTTTGTAAAATTGGATCGATAACTTTACGCACGTGTTCATCGACAATCTGCTTCACGCGGTTCTCTATCTTTGTCTCTATTGTCTTGTCAATAAGTTCGTCGATAGTAGCAGGTTTAGCGGGGCCGGGATTTGCTTGTTTTAACGTAGCCTCTTTTACCATAGCATATTTCTTAAGATGTTCGACTAATTTAGGATTTTGAACGTCGTAGCTGGCAAATATCTGGAATATATAGGCGGTTGGGTCGGCTGGAACGTCTACGATGGAATCTTCTATAAATGTTAAGCCGCGGTTAATTTCGTAAACTCTTTTACCGTTAATAATACGACCTTTGATATAATTGAACGATTTTGGATTCATGTGCTCGCAAAGTTCCTCCGGAGACCTAGCAATGCTGCCGCAAACCGAACATATACATTCTTGAACAACCACGGACATTGAGGTTGTTCTCAACTGACCAGACACAATACGGTTTAACAAACCGGGCCGTTTTCTTTCAACCTCCTCTTTATCTATAGCAGCTAAAATTTGTACATATTTATCGTCGGGAAATCTGTGATAGACGGCGTCTAAAATAATGCCGAAGGCTTTGTCGGGACTGTCCGAATCGTGGTTATAATAAACGCCTTTGCCGATAAAAGTATGATAAGATTTTTCTAACTCCGCGTCCTCAAAGAAATCTCCATTTTGGTTCGGTACGTCTGCGGTAATAGCTCTTGCTCGGTAGTATAGAAAATGCTCAGGATCCCATTCGAACTCAAAGTCGTTATAAGGTAAAGTACCTGCCCTTACAAAATTATACCAACTATGTTTCAAAGATTCAATTTGATTTCCGGTGTAAAAGCTCCCTACTACCGTTGCTCTCTTTATGAACGCCATTGTTTTGATCCGTCAGAGAAGAAGATTCTTTCTTTTGTTTTTCGCAAATACATTCTTCTTTCGGTTTTTTACATACAGGGCAAATGTCAATTTGTTGTAAATCGACGGGAACTCCGTGTTTTATAAATGGCATAAGTTTACCCCGTTAGACACGTTCTTATTGCATAAAATTAAAGTATACCTGTTTAGTATAGCTCGCTCGGTTTAGTTCCGATTATCGGTCCACTGGTATAATCGTAATATCGAATATCGGTTCTGATTCCGTAGTACGGAGGTTGATTCATATACGGAGCATCGTAAACAGTAGGATGATCTTTAACGTACGGGTGAAACCGTGTAGGCGATTCTCTATAATCAGTAATATCTTTAAACCTGACAGGAACAAATTTAATCTTGATAGGAATTCTTTTCTTAAAACTGCTCGAAAGATAACGCGATATTGCGGGAATAAGGATATTACCGACTTTATAAGTAGGAATTTTCATTATTTGGCTTCTGTACCCGGACTTGGTTTAGTTTCGGCTGGAATCTCAGGTTTCGTTTCAGGTTTCTCGATACCAACAGGTTTAGTTTCGGTACCTTTCTCGAGAGGCTCTGTTCTCGGAGGTATGGCTGTTTTACCAGTCGGGGTAGGAATATATGGCGGAGCTTTTAATTCTTCTAATATTGATGGTCTTCCTGGTTTCGTAACACGCTCACCTTCTTCCGCTCCTTTCTTAATAGCTTCAGGAACCGGTACTCCTTTGATAACTTCGTTTAAAATACCTTTGTCTTTCGCTTTCTCTCTAATCGCCTCTTTATACACTGGATCGAATACTGTAGATTGTTCTTTCTCGAGATCTTTCTTAACCTGATCATAATCTAAGTTAAACACTTCACATATAAGTTTGAACGGTATTTCTTGTTTGTCACGAAGTCTCATTAACAATTCGCGTTCAGCTTGTTCGTTGAGTAAATTACGTTGTTTCCATTTGAAAACAGGAAGAATTAAATTACCGTCTTTATCTTTGTATCCTCTGGCAACGGCTATCGGTCTAAAGATTTTGTTAAGAACGACGTTTTCAACTCTCTTTCTAAAAGCGAGGTATCGCATCATAACAAGACGAGTACTAACCGTGGCTGACGCGTACGGAGAAACTGATCCTTTCAGAAATTCGTCGCTTGCCATCAAACCGACTAAAATACGTTTGTAAACAAATTCTAACAAGTTAATCGGATTTTCGAACTTACCAACTGGTGTTGGAAAATCGATATTTACAAACGGATGGGTAACAATAGTAAACGAAGGATCGCTTTGAGCTTGCATTAATAACCTTCTGATTTCTTCGATTTGTTTTTTACTTGGAATTATACCTTTACCGGCATCACCAACTTTTACTAACTTGATTGGGAACATGCTTGTGTCTATGTATGTAAATAACAATAGTAACAATTTTTCTTCTAGTAACAAATACTTTAGAACACGTGTTACTAAAGAACTGCCTCTCGCTATATACGCGGCTGGTCTTCTTGACAAAACTATTAAGTTAGCATTATTTAAAATGTACGGTTTACCTTTGAGTATCGCTTCTTTGAGATCATCCGGTATCAGTTGAGCTATAGCCCGATCTGTTGCTTTGGAAGAAGTCAAGATCCTTCTCAACTCTTCATCTGGTTTTAAAGCGTATACAACGCCGGGTCCGACATACGTTTTAAACACCTCAATATTTTCGGGGGGATATTGTACGAAACTTTTCCAAGTTAATTCGGTATCATCCCAATCGCCATACCCAATCGCCTCGCCAATCAAAAAATAATCGCGACCTAACTGCATCAAAAACTCGTGTAAAGAGACACGTTCTTTAAAATCGTTGTATTCCCTTTCTATTACTGGGTCTGGACAACTTAGCTCGAAATCGCACAAACTGAACTCAACGTGAGTATCAATAACAGATCCTACGATAGGATGGTAGTTATAATAATGACGAAGACGACGGTTCAGTTCACGAATATTTTCTTTCGGGAATAATACGAGGACGGGATCAAATAAAGGGTCGATGTAAGTTAAAGGAAGACGCATTGTATCAGACCCAGTTCCCCAAATATCTCCGGTTGCAGCTTTCTTTTCAAAAGAAGCTTTCTTAAGGAGAGCGGCGTCCTTTATAGTTTCGCCGTCAGGAACAAAGTTTACGTGAACACCGGCTGAAGACGGCAATCTTTTCTTTCCTTCAGATTGATTTTCAGGCGTATTTTTCTCGGTCATATTCGCCTCCTATTCATTACACATTAAAATACTGGTTTAAACCTTCTAAGTTTAAACCGTATAGTTTACCGTCCTCGCCTTTAAAAGTACCTCTTGTTTCTAATGTATTATCTTCGGGGTTATGTACAAATATCGTTAACCCTTTCTTAGAAATTCCGTCTTTAGTAAAGACAAGTACAACTGCAAAATAAGCCGGCACTTCGAATGTTGTTTTAGAAATTTCGACACCTTCAACAGACGGTTGTGCCTCAAAGACCTCGCCTTTTTGCGACCTATACATTAAATCTTTCACTTGAACAATGTAACCAGGAATATTTAAAGATTCGACATAATCAAAAATGGTCCTAACTGCGTCTACAACGTTAGGAGCAACTTCTTCGGTAGATTCTTCGAAAAATTCGGCGGGTGTTTTCTCATCTACAAATTCTTCTTTTTCGGTTAGTTCGGTAACAACGTCTTTGCTGGGTTGTTTCGTATCTTGATTTTGAGCTACTTTGATACCTATCGGCATATCTTCCGGCGAATGAACGTTCTTACGAGATATTAAGTCTTTTTCCGTTAAAATACGATCAAACGTGTACAACTTTTTGACCTTACCTTCAAGTTCTTTTAAAGCAGATTCTAACGTGTAATGTTCACTAACAATCTCGCGGTCCATACCTTTTTGACCAAAGATACAATATCTATCAATCCACGGCATTATAAAATAATACTCGTACTTACTATCCTTAGATTCGCCCCATCCGTAATTTATACCAGGAATTGTCGGAGGTGTATCTAGATATGGTTGTGCGTCTAAATAAACGTCTGGTTCAACCCCGGTCAGTTTTTTGAAGACTCTACGAATTTTGTTTAAATTGTACCCGAGACTGACTAGAAAGTTTTCGATGTATTTATAACTATACTTACCCTCGGCAATAAGGTCGCGCATATTTTGTTCAAGTTCTAACATTTCTTGCTGAGTAGAAGAACCGCTGTAAGGTACTTTTTGAAGAATACGAGAAATATCCCAGGTGAAACCGCCTTCTTTCTTAATATGTTGTTTTAAGACGGGGTCACTTTCGTAGTCAAAATAAATGTCGTCTTCTCCTAAGTCGGTCCATTTTAACGGTTTTGTCATTGTTAGATACACCTCCGTCGATAAGGAGTTATTCTTCTGGTGAAAATAAAGTCTCTTCGGGTACAACGATTCTATTACCGCCAAGCTCAATTTCGTACATTCCGTCTTCCATAACTTTGGCTATTTTAACTTTACAAACGTTTATACCGCCGTCGTAATAAACTTCGTCTCCTTCGTCATATTTAGAATAAAAACCTTGCTTTTGAACTTTTTCGATAACCCTTCTCAATTTCCTACTCTTTTTATCTAATTGCCAGAATGAACCTGCTTTGTCGAATTGAGACGGATCTACAAACCTCATTTTAAGTACCTCCTGTTAAATTAGTCGAGTTCCCCCCGATAATACTCGTATTTCTTGGCTGATTCTTGTATTTCTGACGGTATCTTTGATTTGTCAAAGCCAAAGAGTTCGGAGAAACTGTACGAATCCATAGGTGTTTCTGCTATGCGTTGCGCTATTTCTTTAGGTACATCTTTGCCATGTTCAACTAATTCTACAGCAAAGTTAAATGTCAAACCATAATCTTTCAAGATACCTTTAATCACTTCGTCTGGCACATCTTTGCCGGTATTTACTAAAAACAAACCGTAATAATAAGGACTTTTTGATATACTTTGTATTATTTCATTAGGTATTTCTTTATTACGTTCAAGTAGTTCTATAGCAAAATAATATGAATATTCAGGACTTTTTGATATACTTTGTATTATTACATCAGGTATATCTTTATTACGTTTGAGTAGTTTTTCGACAACGTTGTACGACCACCTAGGATCTTTTGATACACCTTGTATTAATTCGTTAGGTATATCTTTACCATATCTAAGTAGTTCTTCGATAATAGTACTTGAATGATAAGGATCTTCTGATATACCTTGTATTATTTCGTTAGGTATATCTTTTATATCTTTACCGTGTTCAAGTGGTTTTGTAGTAAAAACAAACCAATATGACCAGTCAGGACTTTTTGATATACTTTGTATTAATTCATTTGGTATATCTTTACCTAACTTGAACAGTTCTTTGGCAAGCGCACATGAATATTCAGGACTTTCTGATATACCTCGTATTAATTCGTTTGGTATATCTTTTTTGTGTTCAAGTAGTTTTATAGCAAAATCGTATGAATACCAAGAATTTCTTGATATACCTTGTATTATTTCATTAGGTATATCTTTTTTGTGTTCAAGTAGTTTTATAGCGGTATTGTATGAATATTTAGGACTTTCTGATATATCTTGTATTATTTCATTAGGTATATCTTCGTCGTGTTTAAGTAGTTCTTTGACCAATAAGTCACGATAAAAAAAATCTTCTGACACGCCCTCTATTATTTCTTTTCGCAAATCCTTGGGAAAATCAGAAAATTTATACCCTTCATCAAGCAAACTTTTCGCAAATTCGTACAACGCGAGAGGACTTTCCTTCTTCTGACTTATTTTTAACCACTCCTTTTTAGAACTTTCACGAGTAATCGAAGGTTTACTTTCAATAATTCCTCTTCCAAAATATGGTTCTAAGTTAGTTGTGTGCGAAGAAACTCCAGGTCCTGTTCCTTGGGTGTGTTCCTGCGGTACGAACTCTTCGTCAAGTATACCAGGACTTGCTGGTAAACTAATACCGGGTTCACGACGCCAAGTCATCGAACCCCAAGGAAATCTTCTAGGATCGAACCGCCAATATTGTCTTGGCACACGAAATCTTACCGAAAAATAAGGGTGTAACCTCGGATCTCTTAAACGAAGACGTAATTTTTGGCCAAAATCTTGCGTCGATCGACCTCTCATTTTTGAATTATAAAACCTCCTTGCTCTACCGGCATAAAATCTGGCGATGCGTCTATAGAAATCCATCCGGATTCGCTTCTAGATACTATTTTCTGGTCACGTAACATTCGTAAAGCACAACATAACGAATCAACACGATCTTTAGAATATTGAGGCAAATGATCAATTTTACTTCCTTTAAGAATCACTAACCGCTTAAGCTCTTCGAGAAACAAAGAATCGGGAATTAACGAGATCCTTTTCTGATAAATTTGCTCCTTTAAAAACGTATAATCTTGAAAGTTCAGTGTTATATCATAAGAAATTATACCGCTTGATGCAAGTTTCTGGGTTAACCACACAGAATTCCATCGATCCGCGATAACAGCAACTATACGAATCTTTTTTGATAATTCAAATATTATTTCTGCAACATTCTCAAAATCAACAACTTCTTCCTTAGAATAGTTAGGAGTCCATGTTAAAAGGAGATCGTGTACATAATACGGATTGTTATTACGTAGTTCACAATGTACTACAGAAACGCATGCCGAATCAGCTCTATGCCCGAGGTCAACACCAACAACGTGAGGATGAGGACATTCCCTTACGGAACTGACAAGACGTTTCTTGACACGAGATCCTTCTACGTAATCTTCAAATAATGCGAGAGGAACAGAGTTAGCACATTCGTCAACTCTATTCGGCAACTCAATGAAAGGACTTTCAACTTCGGTAGGTTGACACATGTAACAAGTCATTGATCCGAAAGGATCTCTCTCAAAGTCTTCTTTAAACTCGATAGGTATAAGATGATCCTTAAACCTGAAATATGTTCCTGAAAAACAGGAAGGCGGTTTCACGTCCCAAGTAGCAGCTTTATCTGTATAAACGTGCAGATCGTCTAAGTACTTTTTGAATAGTTTGATAGAAAACGATTCTTTAGATCTCGGGTACGTAATAACAAACCCTTTATGACGATTTCCGAATCTTGAAACGGCTGACGTACGTAACAAACGATATAATTGTTCGGCGACGTCTTCTTTTTCGGTCCTCATACCGTCGGCTTCGTCAAGAACCCAGACTAAAACATTACGTCCCTCTAGACTGGCTAAGTTCGTATGTCCGCTAAAGAGACGAATGTTTTTAGGAAAAATAACAACGTTTTTCTGTATACTAACAGTATCACTTTTGATAATTGGGGGTATGTTCGACGAAACAACGACTTTATATTTTTGACGTAACCAAGGCCAGTTTTGGATTCTTCTTTTTAACATTTCAAAGAAAATTTGTGTAGCTTGTTCACGGCTCGCCGCCACATTTATTATATCTATAGTATCAATACTAGAAAGACCGAAAGTTTCGGCGGGCGATTCTAAACATAACAACCAATAAATGAAGTAGCAAAAAAGCATTGAAATAATAGTATCCTTACCTGATCCTTTGCCCCATACAACTACAGCTAGATTCCTGTTGTTGTCGAATACGCGAGTTACGTCGTTACCGCACATAAATTCTACGAGACGTAACTGACGAGCCGAAATCATACGAAAATCCATGTGAGAAGGCGATAAAATAAAGTCTTTAGCTGTAAGAGGAACTTCTTCGAAATGACTCAATCTAATCATAGTTCGTTCTTGAGAAATTCGTTAAATAATTGGATGAATAAGTTCTTATAGATAAGATCGCTTATAGAAGAATTTTTACTTAACAACTCTTCGATTGCGTAAGGATTATTTTCAAGATCTAAAGAAGCAAGTTTGTTTATATAACGATCAACGTATTTCCAGAAAACGTAATCGTTGTATTTTTGACGAGCAAATTCGGCAAGTTTCTTCAATTCTCCCTTCTTAGTAGACCATTTTTTACGAAGTTTTTCGACTGAATAGGATATTTCTTCAGGAGAAAGAGGACGGTATTTCTCGGGCGCTCTCTTAACCTCCTCGATGAGTTCTTTTTCTGATTCCAAAGTTTGTTCAACAGTACTAATCTTTTCTTTGTTCTCCTCAAGGATCTGCTTTGCTCTATTGTATAATATACTGAGAGGAGCAAGATCTACGAAAATAGGTTTGAAAGTAGGTCCTTTAACTTCTTTTCCCGTATACATCGTAAAAGAAGTTCTGAGAATTTTGAGGACGGTTTCGTTCTTGTAAAGTTCATTCATGAAATTTACAAGAATGTAGGCGGCTCCTACTTTCGTGGAATCGTTAGATAATAACCTGTCAAACTCGTCAACGACTTGTTTTACCGCTTTGGACACTTTTTCACGTAACGCTTCGATATTCTCCCATTCGGTTGGCCAAAACGGAACAAGTCCTTCGAATTCGTATCTCAACTCTTCCCGCTCTTTAGCAATACTAGCAATTACATCTAGAAATTGAAAAATCGAATCTCTTAAGTTTACGAGAGCATCTCGTAAACCAGACGATTCCGCTCCTAATAAAGCTAAAGCTTGACCTATCGCTTCTTTAAACACCGCTACAGCTACAAGATGTTCCTTAGCCCATATAGTTTGGAAAAAACCGATCTCTGTAGGTTCTACAACAATAATCTCGGGTTGTTCCTTTTCGGGAGCTTTTATAGGCAATTCAAGTTCTTTGCCCTCTTCGGTTGTATAAGTAAGCGGTACGGTAGGAAGTTTATCGGACAGTTTCTTAAAAACAACCATAGTATACCTCCGAGAAAAGCTGTTTTTATTGAAACAAAGATTATACCTCAAAAATAAAGTTATTCCTTCTTGGATCGTACGATATTTATTGCTCTTAAAAATGTATACGCCCAATTGTAAGTCTCGGGAGTTGTAGTCTTTAACCTCCTTAAAGCACAACTACAAATGAGCGAAATGTTAAATACGGTACAGTTCCTTTCGGCAGCAATATGAGCAAACCTGGTTCCGGCTAAAGCTTTACAAAGAACATCGTAGGCATTTTGAGTACAAACGGATCTGATAACTTCTAAATGTTTTTCGGCATCTTCCAACAAATTCTTGATCGTAACAATTTTAGTGCGGCATCTTCTAAGTATGTTACTAACGGTAGGCTGCGACATGTTAACATAATACCCTATTTCGGCTTGAGTTCTGTCGCGCTGTAGATAAAGAGGGTAATGTTCGAAGACCTTCTTTTCACGTTTCGTAAAATAACATGTCCTACAAACTTCGATGATCGCGTAATCTGAAAAATCAAAACTTTTAAGGAAAGTTAGTATATCGCATATGGTCTTAAATTTGTTCATAACTGCTCGGAATCCTCAGGTTTAAGCGGACATAATTGTTTCGACATTAATATTTTATATTCTTTGTACTTAAACGCGTACACTTTTTTTGACGCCGAAATAAGTTTGATTTTTGGTAAATGAAATATAGTAAAATTGTCGGGGTACCATTTACCTTTAACGAGATCGTTTTTCTCGCCGTAAAATTCAATATCTTTCTCATCGACCAAATCAATAACGGTTAAAGCGATTCCCAAACGTTTCAAATAACGTAACGTGTTTTCCCCGACAATATAATATTCGTCATATATAACTTTTGTAGCATATGATGCTAAATCGTAATTACTGTGTACTAGATAGTATTTCATACAGTTTGTCCTTCCCGAAAGTTTTAACGTAAGTGTCAGGATCGTACCCTTGGGGTAAATAAACTGTTTTGCATATAAAACCGAACTCTTTCAGCTTAAAAGTAATTTCGGTACTTTTCGTACGACCTATAGGATCACCGTCAAGTAACACAAAACATTTGTCAGTAAACCGACGTAAAAGACACATTTGGAACGAATTAATATTCGTACCCAACAAAGCACATACATTAAAAATACCGTGAGAAAGTAGAACAAAAACGTCAAAAGGTCCTTCTACCAAAATGGCTCCGTATTTATAAATAAAAGGGAATGTTTTGTGTAAACCAAATAACAAATCTTTTTTGAAAGGTAACGAGTCGTACTTGGACGAATCGTTTTTAGATTTTCTGAGGTAAAAGGATACGATCCTGCCGTAAAGATCTTTAATAGGAAATATAAGTCCGGTAGATCCTACAAATTTGTCAGGAATATCGTAGTTAAAATATCCGACAACGTGGTCGTTAATAAGTAAACCTATCTCGAACATCTTAGCAATTTTGTCGGAAATACCTTTACTTGACAATATTTCTAAAAACTTCGATGTTTCTCTTTGCAAGTTTAAGTTGTTCATGGCTCAATTTAAGATCGAAGTATGATGACGGTCTAACTTCTTTAACGGACTTATCTGTTAACTCTTTACCGTAAACAGCAAAAACAATAGGAAACGACGTGTCAATAGATTCGATGGCTAAATACTTCTTATACTCGTACAAATAACAGATGCGATGTAATCCAAGTAAATGTATCTTTTTATTGGGAGATGCGTTCATGATAGATTGTACTTTTTTGAGCCTAATGTCTTCAAAATCAATAGATTCGCCGGGTACGTAAAAAGAAACACCTACAATATCGTAAGGAAATTCCCTCATTTTATAGTAACACATTAAATATTCGGAATAATTAGTACCTTGAGGAACAACCATTGTTTTTACGTTCTTAAGATTAGGTCGTTGCGTAAATTCTTTGTAAAATTCTTCTGTCATTTTTAAAGTCTCTTCGGCGTTACCTAACACGTCAGGAACAACTATAACGTCGACCTTGATCTCTTCGGCGATATCGCATAATTTTTTTACCGATATTGATTTACCTAGTTCGTAAGCAGAATTGTCCAGGATTTTGAATTTGGAACTCGATGCAACATAATTTTTGTATATCTCATTTTCACATAAATGACTAAGTATAAAAAGATAATCTTGATACTCGTCAAAATCGTAAAGATGATTTAGAGGAACTTCAAACGACATTTTCATGATACACCTCCTTATAACGGTAATAATAATTGGTCGTTGTCGATAAAACTTTTAACTGTAGACATAACTTTGTCATGAACGTCTTTATAACTTATATTGAGATTGTAATTCTTTATGAGACCTTCCCAATTTATCTCGGTGTCGTACTTAACCGGATCTACTAAACCAGCTTGAGCAAAAGCTAAAATACGTTCTTGACTAGTTGGGTTTGAACTGTCTGCAATTCTATTTTCTTCGTCCACAACCGCATAAGACGACCATGTCTTCGAATAATCGACACCTAAACCAGTACCGAGTACGACAATTTCGCCTTTCTTAAGGTCAATAAAAGGGGCAATAACTTTTATCTTGTTTCTACGGTTAAGTTTCGTGACATTGTTAATAGCCTCAACATATTCTGGAGTACAATCCCAGTAACCGTAAATGTCGCGTTGTTGAGCGCCGTAATAAACGATGTCACATTTGTTAGCTTCGGCATAAGCTAAACAGATACTTAACAAAATGGTATTCCTAAAAGGTACGTACGTAATAGGTTGGTCTTCGTTACCCTTGATCTCTTCTAAAGTAGGTACTTTTACATCGTCGCTAACTAGAGCAGTACTTTTACCGAGCAAGTCTTTCATAAAAGAAATATCAACTATCTTATGGTCGTAAACTTTTACACCAATTGATTCACCGATTTTCTTAAGCTCGTTTACTTGATACTTAGCCATCTCTAATTCTATTTTATGTTTCTGACCGTAGTAAAATGATATCGGATATATATCGTTCTTGAGAACTTTAACAACAAAATGTGCTAAAGTTGTTGAATCTAAACCGCCTGATATTGAAACGACTGCTTTCATATTTATTACCTCCTTTTTGTAGAATTATTAATCTTTTAGATTCGGTTCATCGTTGAACCGTTTCGTCATCCTTTGACGATATATCGGATCAACATCGTAATGAGAGCGACAATACTCAGAATAAAAAACATGTAACCGATTATTATCGATACAAACCCGGGTATAACCATATACGCTTTCGAATTAAGAATGTTACCGTTTTTATCAATATTATTTGCGCCGGTTACGACCAAAAATAATCCGAAACAATATAACCCAATAGAAATTAACAACCATAACCACCAATGCGTTACTACGAATATTATTGCGCTCATCTTTCGTTCCTCCTTTCTAGTTCTTTTTCGATTTCCTTCTTTAAAAACTTTAAAAATTCTGTTCTTTGATTCTTGAAGAACTCTTTAAAGAATACGAGGTCGTTCCTAACAATTTTCTCGCCAACAACTTCTTTCATCCTGACAGCTTGCATTAAAACCCAACCTACAAGATCAACTAATTCTTCTTCCCATTCACGAGACATGTCGTTCAACAAATACGCGTCTTTATATTTTTGACTACTCCTCTCGACTTTTTTAACGACTTTTTGTAGTAAATCCTTGAAAATTTTTTTGTTGTACATAGGTTTCCTCCTTATCACGAATTTCCCAGCCAAACAAAAGTTTAGCAACGACTTTCTGAAATTTACTGTACTTGCGCGGACTGTATAGTTTAAACCGGTCAATATATATTATTGACTTAATATCGTCGCCAAAGTATCTACCTATAGGAAATTTCTGAGCAATTCTTCTTTTCATAAAACACCTCCTTATACAAAACCGCGTTCGCTTTGATACCATTTATTACCGCGTTTGATCCTCCCGATATAAGCGATTGCGTTGTGTTTATGTATAGATTCGAAACTCTCTACTTTAACGCGGAACCATTTTACATGTTTCAGCTTTATAACTTTATCGGCAATTCGACGAGCAAGACCTTCTACAAAAACAGGATTATCGTAAGCGTGCTCTGTAACGTACTTCTCGTCAGGTCGCTTGAGAATAACGTAAACGGGAGAACTAGCAGATTTCTCGACAATGTTTATTAACGTTTCGAAATACACTCCTGGTAATTTATCAACTTCTACTTGTAAAGTAACTTCGGCGCGCTGATTATGAGCGCCTTTACCTATTTGTTTCTCGTGATCAACCATACAGAGTGATCTTGAACACGGACATACTGTTTGAACAGGTACCTTAACTTGAATAAAATATCTGAAAGGAGGATATATAATTGATACGGCGCTATCATACAACATAACAGCTTTCTTTTGTGTTATAGGAGATACAGATATCTTCGCAAAAGGAAATTCTAACTTCAAATAAATATCTTTAAGCTTAAGCCTGCGATACAATCTTTTAGCAATCCCTTTAAAAGAACTGATAGTCAGAAACTTACCAACGTGTTCAAACAAAACTTCGGGTAACCTTGACATATCGACCCCTTTACGAACTTTGGGTAACCGAGCATAAGCATCCACTTTAGCAATGACATGACGAATACCGACAACATCACTCGTACCGGGTTTATAAACTATCGATATAGGTACTTCTAGATTAGTAACGCCGGCTTTGTCAACGTCCATCTTTATAATATCGGGCAGGTGTTGTTCATCTACTAAACCCTTTTGACCTTTCATACTCCACAGCCTCCTTCAATTTTTCTTTAAGTTGAGAAGGATCTGTTATCTGAACACATGATCCTAAACGATAACCTACTTCACAATCAAAAGGAATATCGGCAAAAAACCCTTTTATCTTTGCTCCTAAAATACGAAACATAATTTGTAAAATCTCTTCTCCTTTATCTTCAGGTATTTCGTACGTTAACGAATCATGTACAGTAAGAACAAGACAACAACCTAAATGCTTAGTCTTTTCATAGACTAAAGACCCTTTATACATCGTATAATCTGCTACAGTACTCTGCGGTAAAAAGTTGAGAGCTTGACGTTCCTCGGCAGATCTTACCTCGAAATCAGATGAATTAATACCCGGAAACCGCCTGATCCGGCCAAAAAAATTCTGTAAATAACCTTGCTGTCTCGCTAGCTCGACAACTTCTTTGTAAAATTGTTTCGATTTCGGAAAACTGTTAAAGAACGAATCTATAATTTTCTGCGCTTCTTCAACAGACATCTTATGCTCCTCAGCTATAGATTTTGCACGTCTCCCGTATAATAGTCCGTAAACGACAAATTTAGCAAGTCTTCGTCTTTCGTCGTCGACCTCTTCGATTGGAATCTTGAAAACTAACGACGCAATAGTTTTTAGAGGATCAAAACCGCTTTCGAACGCTTCTTTAAGTTTATCGTCTTTAGCGTAGTGACAAAAAGCTCGTAATTCGGCTTGCTTAAAATCGATGTGTGCAAAAAAGTAACCGTTTTCGGCAACAAATATATCTTGTACTTCTTCCTCTCGAGGAATATTCTGAAGGTTCGGGTTGCGCGAGCTAAGTCTACCTGTACGCGTCCCGGTTAACGAATAGTCGGTATGTAACCTGCCGTTACTATCGCATAGTTCGATAAAGTTAACGAAATACGTACTCAACAATTTCTTCTTTTTACGGTAATCTAATATGAAATTTATGATAGGATGATAGTTTCTTAAATTTTCGAGGGTAAAAGTGTCGGTGGCCGGATTACCTTTCTCAGTTTTGTAAATAACAGGTAATTTGAGTTTTTGATATAATATACGAGATAAATCCCTTGTAGAATTGATGTTAAAAGTTTCGCCGGCTTCCTCATAAATCCGTTTTTCTATATCTACAAGATCTTGATTGAATTTATCGGTCAGCTTTTTCACGTAATCAATATCTACTTTAATACCTTTAACGCGAGTGTCTACTAACATATGTATAGTAGGTATGTTTAGTTTCAAATGTAGTTTTTTGAGATTGTCGGGTAATAACTCGATAAGTTTTTGATATAGCAGGTAAGTTGCGTGAGCGTCGGCACAATTATATTTGAGGACAATTGTAGTATCGACGCCAACAGGTCGATCTTCGTCGGCTAATGCCGTATAATCGCTTTCGTAACCGCCTTTACCAAGATATTTCCATACAATACTCTTTAAACCGTACCTTTGAGCATTTTCGTCTAACAAGTAAGCTATAACAAGCGTATCGCCGGACAAATTTTTACATTCTATACCTAATTCCTTTTTGAGAAAAGTTAAATCGAATAGCGCGTTATGAAAAACTTTGGCAGATTCGTTTGCAAATACTTCCTTCAACTTATTAACGATTGCGTTAAAGTCTTGATCTGACCAATACATTGAACCGTCAGGTTTCCGGAACGGAAAACCGAATGTTAAATCGCCCGAAGAAAAAGCTATCGTGAAAATTACGGAATCGAAAGTAATATCTGACGTTTCAATATCGCAACACCATAAAGGTTTCGTGTTTAATAAGTCGAGGTGTTTCAAAATTTCGTCTTTATCGAAAAGTAATTTATATTCTTCGAAGGACCAGTCGTAAGGATCCTTATCTAACCAGTTTACGACTTTCTCTAACGTCTGCTCGACAATTTTTATCTTGGACGGATCTCTTAAAAGAGCTGCCGGATGATAAGTAGGTATATAAATTCGACCATTTTGTTTAAAAGGTACTCCTTCTGAATTTTGTAAATTATACCGGGTACCTAAGAACTTTTTAATAGCGGTGTTACCGAGCAACAGAACTAATTTGGCTTTGACTTTATCGAGTTCACGGTTAAGACGAGCTTCGCAACATTTGATCGCGTCTGACGAAGGAGAAACGTTGTTACCTTTATCATCAGTGGATCTACAAGCTACAACATTCGTAATAAAACATTCGTCCCTATTGATACCTGCTTTACTTAACAGACCGTCTAATAATTGACCAGATCTTCCTACAAACGGCATACCTTGCTTTTCTTCTTGTTCTCCGGGCGCTTCTCCAACAATTATCAATTTTGCGTTATAAGGTCCGTGTCCAAATACAGGTTTTTTACCTTTTAACGGACATTTTTGGCAGATGATATTGATCTCTTCCATTTTCTAACGATCTCCTTTACCTCTTTTATAAAACCTTCGTATCTATATAAAAAGGCGGCTCCGTCTAGTTTTTTGTTCTTCAAAACTATGTACCATAACTTGAAACTAGGATGGTGCAACAAATATTTCATTAACCGGCGATCGTTGGTATATACACCGGGAATTTTGCCGTATTTGATATAGACGTTAAGGTTCATATTTTTCTTTCAGTTTACCAACCAAAGTTGACAACTTCAAAATAATAAAATTATTGCACGCGGAAAACTCTTTCAATGTACTTTTACTCAGAACAAAACTCTTTTTAGATTGTTTAACTTTATGAACTTGTTCAACTTTATCACCGAAAATCTTTTCATAATCTGATTTACGAATACAACACCACAAACGATCTACTTTAGCACCTTTAAACGAAAAAACAAGTAAAGGAATTCTTCCGACGGAATCCGCTTCCTGACTGATCTTGCTAAGCCAAGAAGCATCCAGTCTAAAGATAAAGTCGCCTTTAGCTGATCTTATTTTGCGCGATTTACATTCTATCAAAAACTGGAACGGTAAGAAAGGTACGTTAGTAAGTACGTCACCTTTAAGACCGCGAATACTTCCTGACTGAGGAACTCTGAACGTACGTTCAGACAGCGGAGTTTCTCTTTGCTGACCAGCTAATCTAAGAAAAATATCTTCAACTTCGTGTTCTAAACCGTAACCTTTACGGCTCATAGAACAATAGTTTTGTCTCCGTCAAGGTTTACATTTATAATTTTATCGGCGTGTTCCGATATTCTAGATTGATGTGTTATAAGTATAATTTGGACGTCAAGTTTTTCTGAGAATACTTTAAGTAGGTAACCGAACTTGGATTGATATTCTTTACTTATATTACTGCCGACTTCGTCTAAGATAAACGGCATTTTGTACGACAAATATTTGACGAATACGAATCTTAACAAAGTAGATATAATGTTCCTGATACCGCCTCCGTAACACATTAAACTGCGGGAATGGTTGTCTTTACTGATCTTGAACGCGTAACCTAACCGTCCGCCGGTAAACGTTTCTTCAACGCAAAAGCGGTAACCTTCGTTGTAAACAAGAGAAATACCGTCTGTTACGAAACTTTCGATAACGTTCTTTACGTTGTTGTTACTAACGGTTACCGATTCAACGAAAACGTTTTTGACTTTGCGAAGTAATTCTACACGATCTTTTAAATCTAAAATTTCTTTAGTTAGATTATTGTACTCTTTTTCCAATATGTCTCGTTTAGCTTTAAGTTGACTAATAATATCTTTCATAGTTTACTTATATGATCCTCGACAAATTTTTTTACTTTTGCCAGTTTAGATTGAATCTCGTTTATCTTGTTTTCGTTTTCTTTGATAACGTTGTCTACGTCGGCTACAGATATACCTAAAGATTCAAGTTCTCTGATATATTTTTCACGTTCTTTCAGAAGAGTGTCTAAAGTAGCTCGTAAAGATGCTCGCTTTTCGCGTAAACGTATAATGTCGTTTTTCAGGGATACTATTTTATCATACGTTTTATCCATAACAATGCTTCCTCCTTAACTTTCGGATCAGATGGGTAAAGTTGGCTCGCCACCTCTTCGACTACTGACTCGATACTGTAAACGCGGTTAATACAAGAGTTGTCAACTTTAGCAGCAAATTCGATGGTCTCCTGTTCGAAAGAATTAACCGTGAAAGATACGTCAGGAAATATGTTTTTCTTATACTTGATAGAAAATGTAGAAGGTTCAAACATAAACTCGAAAAAACCTGATCCGTTATATTCTGCTAAACTCATTTTCATTAAAGGACCTGGATTGAAGAAAGCACAGTTTTCGTAAACCTCGATAAACATATAATGAAGATCACCGCATAAAAACACGCATTGACGAACTTTTTCTGCTATTGAGCGCGTTAACATTGTTCTGAAAGGAAAAGGTTTCGGCGATATTAAATTATGGGATACTACGATACAGTTCTCGAGATTGTCATATAACGACTCGTCGTGATTCTTTGTAGGATATACGACATAGACGGGAATACCGTGAATAATATTATGACCGGGTTTAAGAATTTCGATAAGTTCAACTTTGGCCAAAGTACCTACAGATGTCCAATCGATGCTCTTAGGTTCGTAACCTACAAGATCATGGTTACCGGGAACAAGATAAATCTTCCTTTTATACTTATAGAGAAGATCTACGACTTGGTTAAAAAAATTGATATCGTCGCAAATATATGAATCGAAAAAATCGCCGCCATGGATAATAAAATTAGAGTTTGTCGATAATATCGTTTCGACTCTGCCTAATAATATCGAACCAAAATTGTCAATATTTATGTTTTGAGAAGGCAAGCTTCTTAAATGCCAATCTGTTGTATAAATAAAAGTTATCATATTTATGCTCCTTCCAAAATACCGTCGAAGATAAAATCGATAGACTCGCTGGTTAAATGGGATCCGCACAAGGGGCAACGAGCTAACTCCTTAAGAAGTGTAATCAGCTCTGTTACTTTAACATCGATCTCTTCGTTTACCGACCTTAAAGACGTTGAATAAGATGAAATGCGGCGATCTATTTCTTTCAATTGCGATACTTTAGGGATGATTTCGGAATATAATGTACAAACGTTTAAGTAACTATCAAAATCCACAGAATCCACCTGATCCAGAAGGTGTTTAATAGACGTTATTCTCTTATCTAAATCCTTTATCTTATCTCGGTAAAAAGAAAGTGTTCGGTTACGCTCTATCAAATCGTTTACCCTCTTTTCGAGTTTTTCAGATTTATTGACTAATCTTTCCAACTTATCAACAAACTTAAGTCTACCAAGCCGGTCTTTGATATCGCTCTTTTTACGTTCAAGTTCGTTGATTCTGTTTGAACATTCCTTAATCTCTGAAGCTATTTCTTTTATAACTTCGTTTAATAAATCGATACCGACAACTTTACTAATGTAAGCACTGCGCACAGTAGACGGATCGTGTATCAAGAAGGAGTTACTATCTTGAGGTCCAATAAACGCCGAACAGTCTTCTAACGAAGGTAAAGATATCAATCTTTTGACCTCATCAGGATAATCTTTTCCAAAATTGTCGAATCTAAATTCTTGCCCGTCTTTCCTGATGATGACAAAATTAACGTTGTCCCCTTTTACCCGCTCTAACACGAATTTATCTGTATGAATTATGACTTTACAAGAATCAGCTCCTTTACGAATAAATCCCGGATCCCATTCGTTGAACAAAGCAAATAAAATTGCGTTGAAAATCGCGGTTTTGCCGACGTTGGTCGGTCCAACTATACAGTTAAAACGAGAATCGAACTCTATAGTTGTATTTTCGTGAGATTCGAAATTTTCTATATGAATCTTCAATATCTTCATACCTATGTTCCCGTAATTATAGCGATAAATACTTGACTAAATCGTCGATTCGTACAGAATTATATAATTCGTCGTAACTTAACCAAGATTGATCGCCGAGAGTGTATTTACGACCGGATTGAGTTATTATTCCTTTTTCTAGCAAATAATCAATAATCGACTGTTTCTCGTCAACTCCTTTTCCGTAGTAAAAATTTAGTCTAACTTCTTTATACGGTATACCGACCTTGTTCTTTACAACTTTAATGACAATTTGATGTCCTATCTTGTTCTTATTCTCGTCCTTTATAATCGACCCTTTCTCGACACGAATACGTACAGACGCGTAAAATTTGAGGGCACGGCCTCCGGGTGAATCTGAAGGATCACCGAAGAACATTACCGGTCCTCGTTCAATCTTTTCCCGAAGCTGGTTTATAAAAATTGCGGTACATTTGTTTTTTGAAAGAACCGGTGTAATTATCCGAAGTGCTTTAGATAACATCCTCGCTTGAACACCCATAGTTTGATCCTCTATTTCGCCCTCAAACTCACTCTTAGGTACAAGAGCCGCAGTCGAATCGACAACAATAAGACTATACCCGTTTTCGGCAAGAACTTTGATACCTTCAAAAACTTGTTCACCGTAATCAGCTTGTAAAACGAGTAAACTGTTATCTATATTAGGTTCTGATACGAGAACGCCCACTTGACTCGCCCAGTTAGGATCAAAACTATTCTCAATGTCGAATAATGCAACTTTTTTGCCGGTGCGTTGAGCAGCGGCAATCGCAAGTAAACTGAGATAAGATTTACCGCTACCTTCACTGCCAAATAACTCGATAATACGACCGACTGGATAGCCTTTACCAAGAGCTTTATCTAACAAAACTAACCCCGAATTTATGTACTCTACCTCGTCTTCTGTAACGGGCAGTAAACCTAATTTTTTGAGATCTTTTAATATTTCGTCTGTCATAATTAACCCCTCTTCTTTCTGAGAAACGGTATGTCTGTACGCGGATTAACAACTACTTCATAACCTTCCGGTAACGGAATAGCGTCTGTAGGATCTGTACTGAAGTAATAAATAAGGTGACTTTTCATAATACCGTCAAGTCTACAATGTAAAAAATAGAATTTTTTGCGTTTCTCGCTGTAATAAACACAGACGTTTTTTGAGTCGGAATTTATGTTAGAACTCGAGTTCATCTAAGTCGTTAATCTCCTCTATAAAAGGATTTTGTTTCTTAGATACAGTTTGTGGATTCTGTGTTCGTAACTGAGGTTGTTGGGTCGGTTGAACCTGAGGTTGAATTTGAGGTTGTACTTGAGGTTGAGGTTGTTGTACTTGACGAACTTGAGTATGAGGTTGAGGACTTACAGACACTTGCTGATAGTATTCGGGGGCCGCGCCCGATACGGTTGAATATTCTGGATTAACTGAATGCACTCTTCTGATATTGGCTCTCTTAACATCGACGACGTTAAGATATTCTTCACCATCGGGTGTAGTTACTGAACTAACGGTAATTATAGCGGAAGCCCCTATAAGAGAAGATATATCAATTGTTTCTGATCTTAGGTCCGCCCCTAAAGCTACGAGCCATCTAAACAATTTTGATTTGGGAGTTCTTGCGTTTTTAGAGCATATACCTGATACAGTAGTTTCATATCCCGGTTCGGTTATTTCGAACCAAAATCTTAATATAGGTCCGTATTTACCTTGCAACTCTTGCACATCTTTGAGGATGGCCATATAATCGCCTTCCTCGATGACTTTTTGTCTTGGTATTTCGACTATTATGGCCATATGTTTTTACCTCCTTTTATTTAAGGTTAGAAAATTCTACTTTTAGAACGGCATCCTTAAGAGACGGTTCAAGATTTAACATCGATCTTACTGTTAAGAATTGTTGAACTAAATTATCGTTCTTTGATTTAAGTTCGTCGTAAATAACGGTTACTGTTTTGTAATAAGCGTCGGCGATGGCTACTTCTCTCTCTTTCGATTTTATACGATCGACTAGATCCTTAAGTTCGTTGTTGGCAACAGCTAAACGTAACTCATTAGACTTTAAAGGTTTAACGTCATCACGTACTAAAATTTGAGACAATCTTGACTCGTACTCGCTTTGAAGTATAGATAGTTCGGAGTTTAAAGTGACGCGGTTCCATATCGCTTCTATAAGTAAGGAAAGGACGCGATCACGGCAACTCTGTATCTCATAAAATTTTTCGTTAAAATAGTTAAGTCCTAACGATAAAGGATCTTTCTCGAGTTTCGTACTTTCGCGAATAGTTTCTAGTTCTTTAAGTCTTGCGTTATAATCGATCATTTTTGTTCACCTCCCGTTTCTGATGGTAAAAATTGTTTAGCTACTTCTTTCATGTCGTTTGCTACACACTTAAACACTTTTTTGAAAAGTTCGTTGGATATTTCTTCGAGGTCTTTATCGTTATCTATATCAACATCAGCGGTCAATTCTGTACTAAATTCCCACGATTTATAATCGTAACTAATTTTTCTTGTGTATCTTTTGGTTATCCTAACTATTTTCATTTTCAAACACCTCTTCTGGTATTGAAAGTTTCGATGTGTAATCTAGGAGATAAATTGAATCGGTACCGCAAAGCAAATTCCCAAGCTAACGGCAAATGTTCAAGATACACATCGCGGTTCTCGCCTCTAGGCATTATCCATACTTTAAAATTTGGAATG